GGTTGCAAGACCTAGCGCAAAAAAACGGGACCAGCCCAAAACCCATCCTTCCGCGTGAAAACGCAAACGGATAGCGCCAAGCTGACGCAGGAGCAGCTGGCGCGGGCGCTGGGCACGACGACGCGCACGCTGCGCGAGTGGCTCAAGCGGGACGACTACCCGGCGGGCGCGAGCGTGGAGGATCTGATCGCGTGGCGCGACGCGGCCGGGCTGGGGAAAATCAAGGACGGCAGCATCAACGGACTGAAGGCCGAGCTGATGCGCCGCGACATCGCGCTGCGCGATCTCAAGCTGCAGCGTGAACGCGCCGAGGTCGTCGAGCGCGAGACCGTGCGCGAGATGCTGCGGCTGCTCGGCACCAAGCTCGACTTGCTCCTGCGCCTCAAGCTGGAGGTCGAGCTCGGCCCTCGGGTCGCGGGCAAGTCTGCCGCGGAGGCCAACGTCGAAGGCGCGCTGATCCTCGACGAGATCCGCGAGGTCGTGAACGCGAACCTTGCGCGGTTCGAGGCGGACGCGATCAAGGCGACGGTGGCCGAGGAGTAGGCGTGGAAAGCGGGCAGGACTTTTCCAGAAAATAGTTCTGGCTATCCTGAGCGGCTTGGGTTTTGGTCTGTCTCGTCAACAACGACAACCAACACAACCCGACCCGACAATGACCACCTACAACATCCGCTCCCGTCACGCTAAAGTCTCCGAGGCCGTCGCCGCTGCTGGCATCGATCTCTCGTACAACGAGCGGCTCGCCAAGTCTGACCTCGTCACCCTTGACCGTGACGCCGCGGTTAAGGCCGCCTACGTTCTCGAGTCCGAGGTGGACGGCTCGACCACGGTTTGGTTTGAGTTCCATTGCGACATCAAGCTGTTCAACCGCTACCAGCCGTTCCACTCTATGTTGCACGCTGGCGCGTTCCGCATCGTGACCATCGCCGAAACCACCGTCACGATCGGCGAGCCTCGGCTAAACCGGAAGGCCCGAAAGCTGATCGGCGAGATCGATCTGATGGTCTCGGCCTAAGCAAGCCCACCGGGGCGCCTAGAAATGGGCGCCCCTTTTTCCTCAAACTAGTTCTCGACAACCGGACCGGCTTAGGTTTCTCTCTGGTCACGATGAACAACAACGAAACGATTACCAACGAAGCGGTCCGCAAGATGGTTGCCGAGTGGCTGACCGGCAACGATGAGCGCGACGCCCAGCGACTACGCCGCAAGTTTCGCTCGACGCGGATGACCATCGAGCAATGGCGCCAAGTCATCGCCGAGACCAAGACGCTCGCCGCGTGATGACCTCCCCAACCCCCGACCAAATCCTCGCCGTGCTGCGCCACCTCGGCCAGCGCGGCGGGCGCGCGCGTACCGCGGCGAAAGCGGAGGCGGCGCGCTTGAACGGCCGCAAGGGCGGACGGCCGAAGAAGGCGAAACCGGATGCTTGACGCCGCTGACCTCCTCGCGGATCTGCGCCTGCCTCGGCCGGACCGCGCGCCAATCTACGACTGGGCGCGGCGGCACGTGCAGTTGCCGGAGAGCTACGCGACGCCGGGGCCGTTCAACGTGCGCCTGAGCCCGTGGCTCGTGCCGATCTTCGACGCCTTGCAAAACCCGCTCGTGCGCCGCGTCCACTTCCGCAAGGCGGTGCAGGTAGGCGGCACGCTCGTGGCCGATGTCTGGCTCCCGTGGATCATCGCCAACGATCCCGGCCCGATCTCGTGGACGATGCAGACCGACGAGATGGTGGAGAAGCACGCGAAGACTAGGCTCTGGCCGCTGCTGGAGCGGTGCCGGCCGGTGGCGCAGATGCTGCCGAAGCCCGGCCCGCACCGGACGACGACCGAGATTTACTTTGGCGGCTTCTTCCTGACGCTCAACGCGGCAAACCTTTCGACGCAGCAGTCGCAGTCGATCCGGTACAAAGTCAACGACGAGCTCTGGCTCCCGCGCTGGCAGGAGATCTACGGCCACGCGGTCGCGCGCGTGTCCAAGTTCGAGGAGGTCGGGCGCTCGAAGATTTACAACAGCAGCCAAGCGCCCGTGATGGACGCCGAGACGGGCAACGTCGAGGACACGAGCTTCCGCGGCGGCGATCAATGCGAGTGGCTGGCCGAGTGTCCGGCCTGCCGAAAGCTGCACCCGGTCACGTTCTCGCAGGTGAACGATGCCAAGGAGCGGGGCGGCGTGGTCTGGAACAAGGACGCGCGCCGCGACGACGACACGTGGGACATTGCCCGCGTCGTGGAGACCGTGCGGTTTCGCTGCGTGCATTGCGGGCACGAGTCACCTGACAACGACGCGACCCGCGCGAACTGGGCGAAGTCGGGGCGCTACGTTGCCGAGAACCCGAAGGCGCCGCGCGAGTTTCGCTCGTTTAGGATCGAGGCGCTCGTGACGCGGCCGATGCGGCTACTCGTGGAGGAGTGGGCGCAGGCGGAAAACACGTGGGTTCGCACCGGGGACGAGCAGGCGAAGATCGAGTTTCGCACGAAGCGCGAAGCGCGGCCGTGGATCGTGGAGCGGAAGTCGGTCAACCTCCTCGTCAAGGACTCCGGCTACAAGCTCGCCGACCACGCCGACGGCCAGCCGATCCCCGACGAGGCGATCCGGTTCCTCGCCATCGACCGGCAGCAAGATCATTTCTGGGCTGAGGTCGGCGCGTTCTCGACGGCGCAGGGTCCGCGCTACCGGCAGCTCTGGTTCGGCCGGATCGACACGCGGGACCAGCTTCGGCAACTCCAGCAGCGGTTCAAGGTGGCCGACGCCTGCACGGCGCAGGATCGCGGCTACCGCCCGGCGGATGTTGACCGCGACTGCGCCGAGTTCGGATGGAGATCGATGCGCGGCTACGGGCGCCGCACGTGGACGATGCGAGACGAGGCCAGCGGGCAGATGATCAACTTCCCGTTCTCGGACCCGCAGGTCAGCGACTACCGCGGCGGCGACGTTTACTTTTACAACTGGAGCGGCGACTACTTTAAGGACATCCTCGCGGCCGCGCTCGAGGGCAAAGGCGACCTGCGCTGGGAGATGCCGAGCGACGTTAACCCGCTTTACGTGGAGCACCTAAAAGGCGAGCACAAGGTCGAGGTCCGCACGGGCGTCTGGGAGTGGCGCGAGGTCAGGAGTAATGCGGCCAACCACGGCCTCGATACATCCGCGATGCTGCTTTGTATGGCGACGATTGCGGGCGTGATCAGGTACGCGCCGTTAAAGCCGTAGCAGGGCGGGCCGTCAAAACGCATTTGACGGGGGCCGCTTCTTTATGGCGGCTGACAATCCGTTTCTCGACGTTGACGCGGCAACCCTTGGCGTGCTGAAAACCAAGGTGCTGGACGCGATTCAAGCGTGCCTGCTTAACACGAGTTACAGCCTCAACGGCAAGAGCGTCACGCGCGCGGATCTGAACACGCTCAACCGGATGCTGGGCGACATCGTGGACGCGATCGAATACCAGAACGGCAACACGACCGACACGACCTTCGTGAGCTTCACCGGCAACTGACAATGCACACCTTCGACCCGGCAAAAGTTATCGCGCAACGTCCTTGGTTCGAGCGCGCGCTTGAGGTTGTCGCGCCGACCGCCGCGCTCCGGCGGATGCAGGCTCGGGTCGAGGCCGCGCTGTTCAGCTACAACGCCGCCCAGACGAACCGGCTTTACGCGCCGCAGCAGTACGGCCAGCCGAGCGAGTCGTCGATGACGGTCCGCGAGCGGGTCGTGATGATGTGGGAGGCGCGCAACCTAGTCGAAAACTCGCCGGAGGTTAAGGAGGTCTCGCGCAAATTCGGCAACTATCTCACCCCGACCGAGTACTCCCCGAGCACGGGCGACCGCGATTACAACCGCGTGATCAGCGAGTACTTCCACGACTGGTGCAAGACGGCCGACGCGACCGGGCGCAATTCGTTCCGCAAGATGGTACAGGTCGCTGCGGAGAACCGGCCCGTTGATGGCGACTGCGGCTTCGTGATCAGGCGCGTCGGCGAGGGGCTCAAGGTGCAGCTGATCCCGGCGACCCGCATCGGCAATCCCAACGATCAAGGCGGCAACTCGGAGAACTACTTCGAGGGCGTGATCGTCGATGACTTCGGCGTGCCTGTCGCCTACCGGATTTACCGCGTGACGCGCGAGGGCGTGTACTTCGGCGCCGAGGACGTTCCCGCGGGCAACTTCGCGCACTACTACGATCCGTTCCGCGTCGATCAGTATCGAGGCGTGACCGACTTCCACGCGGCGATCCAGACCGCGCGGATGCTGCACGAGATCTTGCAGGCAGAGAAGGCGGGCGTCCGCTTT